TTTATTTCGCAATCAAGAGCCTCTGCCCAACAATACGCATTAAACAATGTTGGCTTTCTGTTCCCGATCTCCCACTTTGCGACAAGACCCGGAGCAACGCCAATCATCTGGTCAACCGCAGGCTGTGTCAGCCCAAGGTCATACCTACGCCGTTGAAATTGCTTAATAAGATTGGAGACAAAAAGCTTCTCGTTCATTGCTTTCCCCATTCACCTGAAGCCAAGTATATGCCAATGTGAATTGATAAACAACAGGAGGCTATAATGCCAAATATGACCAAAAAACATTTTGTGTGGTTAGCCAAAGAAGTAGCTCCAAACATTAGGCCAGAGAAGATAGCCGAATTTGTAGCTACTGTAGCTACATTTTCTGGCAACCCTAACTTTGATGAAGACAAATTTATTGATGCTCTTGAGTCAGCATCCCTTGACGAAAGAAGCCAAAACGATTTGGGGCCAGAGGACTACAAATGGTAAAGCCAAGGAACCCTTACTACAAAACGCCTCGTTCTCAGGTCATTCCAAATAAGAAAAAAGACACGCCTCCACATGATGACTTTGAAGAATACGAAGATGACGGTCAGCCAGACGAACTTCAAGAATGGCATGACTTTGACCCCGATTGTTAAGGAGTAGATTATGCTTACCGAAGCTCAACTTAAAGAACGTGCCACATACATTGGCTCATCAGACGCTAAAACAATAGCAAGCGGAGACATTGCACAGTGGATGACTCTTATGCGTCAAAAGACAGGAGAGGAAGTATGGACTCCAAACAAACACACCCAGTTCCTTATGGACACAGGTTCGTATCTTGAGCCCTATATTATTGACAAGTGGGCTGAGCAAGAGAAAAGGCAAGTCAACTTTCGTGGTGGCGGCAAGACTATTCTTCGTAACGGCATTCCTTTGCAGTCTACCTTTGATGGGCGTGTTGTTGGCGATAACGCTCCACTGGAAATCAAAGCACACTTCGGCTTCAAAGACATGGACGAGCTTGCTGAGTTCTATGCTCCTCAGTGCCAGCATCATATGCTTGTTAGCGGCGTTGATAGATGCTATCTCGTAGCTCTGTTTGGTGTTCGTTGCCGTATGGAATGGCGTATGCTTACCTTAGACCAGTCTTGGGCCAGCATGTATCTCGACAATTGTGTTAATTTCTGGTCGATGTATCAAAACGGCACAGAAGCCACTCCAATGACAATGCCTCCACCAGATCATTCAGATATGTTCGTAATGAATATGCGTGACATAGATGGGTGGACTGAGGATGACGACCATATCTTTGGCTTTCAGGCCCAGCACATCATTGACGCAAAATACGCCGTCACTGTTGGTGATGAAGCCAAGAATATGTTCAAAGCAAAGATCCCTGAAAAGTGTAGGCGAATGGATTACGATCTTGGCGGCAACCTTCAAGGCCACAAGATTCGTGTCACACGCTCACGATCAGGAACCTTAACCTGCACACACATAGCTCCAAAGGAGGAGAACGATGACTGACTCAATATGGCATAACCTATCACGCTTTGACGTATCCAAGGAGGTCGAGCAAAAAGGTCGCTTCGACTATCTCTCTTGGGCTTGGGCATGGGCCTACGTCAAAGAGAAATACCCAACCGCCACATTTGAAAAGCACATCTTCCGTGACAATCAGGACAACCCGCTACCATTTATGCGTGATACCAAAGGTCACACATATGTAGCTGTCACGGTTACTATTGATGGGCTTTCTCATACGGAGATCCATTATGTTATGGATCACAAGAATCAATCTGTTGTTCATCCCGATGGCGGTCAGGTGAACAAAGCTTTGCAACGCTGTCTTGTCAAGGCAATCGCATTTCACGGACTTGGCCTTAATGTTTATGCTGGTGAAGATTTGCCTATGGACTTGGACGAGCAAGACGGTACTCTTATCATCAGCGATTTCAGCAAAGCTAAGTCTATTGAACAGATCGATGATATGTGGCGCAAACACGCATCGGCAATCAGTACGCTTGGCAAGGTGGCAAGGGCAAACGTGACTGATGAGTTCAAGAAAGCGAAAAACAAACTCAAAGCGGCCTAAGACGATAAGGTATGAAACGTGTCAGTGGTGCAACAAATGGTTTGCTCCACTGCACGAACCTTTCATTGTCTTTGGCTCGAAGGAAGTCTCCTGCCTTAAATGCTATGAGGTAGGGGATACTTCTTCCCTGCCCTCTGCTTACGAAAATAAAAAGAAATACATAGACATAAAATGCTAGTTCAAGACACAACCGCTGAGAACGAAGCTTTAATAAAACTTTTGTCATCAACAGCAAGAATATTCGGGTCAGAAGCAAGCGTCTCTCCACAGTCCATATGGGTGAGAGGCACTGGCCTCAATTCACATAAACGAGACCTGATGATAACCCTAGAAAAATTAGACTTTGAGCGCACCATGCTTTCAGTTACGATCACAGATGACAACATCGGCAAGTCAATCTACGTTATGCTTGGGTATGTTGACATCATAGACTCTGGCTCTTTTGCTTCACTTGTCTGTTGGGTTATTGAGCGCATTATGGATGGAGGCGGTTCTACCGTTAAGGTACTCGAATGACAAAAATACAAATCATAACTGAGTTTGATGCTTTAAGGTTATATGACGATATGTGGGATGAGACCTACAATCTGGTGTCCCTCGGCAATCTAACATTCCAGCCAAGCAGAATAGTTAAAGAGCTTGACCCCATAGCCTACAGGGTTGGCTTCCATGAATGGTGCGAATCTGTAATGGAAGACGACATCCTAGTAGACGGCATTACCTATGAAGAAGACCAAACAGAAATTGTCTTTACGCCTGAGTTTGGTCAGGACACAAATGTGGTTCCATTTACAAAGAAAGATTAGCCATGAAAGCTTATCTTATTGACCCTAAGAAAAAAACCATAGAGCAAGTAGATTACTCTGGTGACTTCAAACAGATATATGAGTTCCTCGATTGCCGTGCTTTTGACATTGTGCGTGTTTATGAAAACGGCGATGTAATATATGTGGACGATGAAGGGCTATTTGTTGATGAGCAACACTTCTTTATCCACAGAAACTACCCAACGCCTCTTGCTGGCAAAGGCCTTATCGTAGGCACAGATGAAGAGGGTGAGGATCAACAGCCCAAAACGTCATTTGAGGACTTTGAGAATGACATTAAATGGGTTGGAGATAGAGTTGACGTAATGTCAGCCGCTAAGCTTTCGCCCAATGATGAGTTTAGGCATCTGTTCTTTATGTAAAGAAAAAGGGGCTGGTTAAGGTCAGCCCCTCTTTCCCCCGCCACTGCTGAGTCGAGCAGTGAATTACATAGTATCAGAGAGATGTCAGGATGAAAACACCCACACCAAGAAGAAGAAAAAAAAGATACATTTCTTTAAGCGAGATCTGCGTTGAGCATCAGGACAATCTAAACAAAACAAGAGTTAGAGCAGACAGGAAAGCTTGGCAAGAGGCCACAAAAAACTTGCCTGACGATGCTTTCTCCAATGATGTTCCAGACGATACAGACAAGTTTGGCTCATACTCAAGAAACCTGACGCCAACACTTTCAGTATCTTATGAAGAGAGGTTTGACTACCATGAATAGAGATGATGTTCTTTACAAAGCCTTGGAAACAATTCAAGAAAGAGGCGAATCATATGGTGACGCCTCTAAAAGCTTCATGAGAATAGCTGATATGTGGGGAACTTTCCTCGACCAAAGAATCACACCAGCAGAGGTGGCGATTATGATGATTATGCTGAAGATCGCAAGGCTAGAATCATCTCCAAATCATTCAGATTCTTGGATAGACATATGCGGATACGCCGCACTTGCCGGAGAAATTACTTCTGAATCTGATAATGTAAATAATCGGCACCCTCTTTAGGGTCGGCAAAGCACTGAACCCAAGAGATAGGGCTTGGATTCCCAGGGTTTATAACCTGAAGGATTGATTGTCCAAACTTCTGTTGCTCAAAGCCCTTAACAAAAGCATAAGTGTCGTGATATTTGTACCCCCTCGCCCTTGCAAGCCAAACAGCTTTCTCTTGTTCAACAAGCTCGATTTGGGATAAGGCCCAATTGTGACGGTGACCTGATATATATAAGTCAGCACTGCTTTTTAGCTTTGCCATTTTGCCTTGTGCATGAAGCGGGTTAAACTGAGAATGCCCCGGCATGTCATGTGCGGCGTGTATTCTGCACTTTCTTCCGTTGGGGAAGTTTATCTGTATTCTTGCTTCCCAATCTTCCATTATTGTGTGAGGCTCCGCTATCCACTTGAGAGGATCTCCTGCTCCTGACCACATATCGTGGTTTCCTCCTATAAGGATCAGGGGATTCATCTCTTGGATCATCCATTCAACAAGCCTCCAAGCGGTTTTATGAGATGTGTCTTGTTCTCCATACAATCGACCTAACCTGCCGACCCAATTGTTTTGCTGATCTCCAAGAGAGCAACCGTAAATATTTTGGTTGTCTCTTACAACATCAAGATGCTCCTGAAGAGCATCCCAATCGCAGTGAGAGTCGTCTATATGAGGATCTCCAAACCACAAAAGCCCAATAGGTTCATTGGACTTCATGTTAATCTCTATCCACTTTTTAGATTCTTTGTGCTTCTTCTTCTGCTTAAAGCGAGCATGAAGATGATCGATTACTTGCTCGATGGGAAGGTCAGGATCTTGTAGCTTTGTTATGCTATAAGAGCTTGCTTTAGCCTTTCTTGCCCATCTGCTCAATGTCGTTCTTGGTATGCCGCTTTGTTTAGATGCGGCCCGAATAGACCCATAAGTCTCAATAAGAGCAACTGCCTCTTCTTCCTTATCAATCATTTTCTTCCCTTAAACTTGTCAAGCCCTTTAATACCTAATGCGGCACTACATACAAGGAAAAGCAAATATTGATACCACTCAGGAAGCTCATTTAATCTAGCAAACCCAGCTTTAACAACTTCCTCCATCCCCGGAACAAAGCAAAGAACAGTAGGAATCAATACAACAATTGTGACAGCTTCGTCTTTCCAACTGTTTTGAGTAGACTGAGCCATGATTAGCTCCCACTTACTATCGTTAGCGGATGCGCTTTTCATCATTTCAGCTTCAGCTTCAGCCTTAGCTACTTTGGCTTTTGTATTAGCTGCTTTCTCTTCAACTTTGCCCTGAAGCCAGCTTGATGCCAGATTACCCACAATTGGAATAATTGCCTGTATCATATTATTGCAGTCCTTTCAGCCACATGACCAACATTACAAGAAGACCAACGCCTGTGGCAACAGCTAATATAATCACCATTATTTCGATAAACTTACGTCTGCGCTCACGTTGTCTGTAGATAGTCTCCTGCCTCTGTTTGCGGATAGAGCCTTCCATTTTAACAAGCTCATCCCATTTAGATTGTCCGTAGGTATACTGGATGTACTGCTTTAACTGCGCCCTCTGTTCCTCTGCCTTGCTTTTGGCAGCAAACGCCTCCATCGCTTCAGCCTCAACAGACTGGCCAGCGAATAGCTTCTTGAATATCGGCGGGTTCTTGGCTTCCTTTTCTGCCTGTTCTAAGTCCGAAAGCGCACCCATCCAGCGTGACAAATCACCAGCCATCTCCTCGATAGACCTTGCAACTTGGAAGCCTCGTTGGATTGTGGTGAAGGCTGCTGATGCAGTAGCGGCGGCGCTAATCGGGTCAAT